CTATTCATAATGCCTAATAAATTTGCATCGGGTAAAAACTCGATTGCTGAGTGCGATCGGTGTGGTCAGAGGTATAAGCTAAAAGAACTTAGAAAGCTGACCATTAAGACCAAACAGGTCAGTATTAAGGTTTGCCCAGAGTGTTATGAGCCAGATCAACCGCAGTTGCAGTTAGGTTTATATCCAGTAAACGATCCACAAGCAGTGAGGGAACCAAGACCAGACGTATCATATTTAGTATCTGGACAAAGCGGTTTACAGATTAATGGTACTGGCAGCGCAGGAATAGATGGATTTGGTTCACCTGAAGGTGGTAGTCGAGTCTTCCAATGGGGCTATAACCCAGTAGGCGGTTCTAGGGCAAACGATGATTTTTTAACACCAAATAACTTGGTTTTATCTGTACAAATTGGTACAGTTACAGTAGCGACAACTTAGGAGAAAGATATGTACAAATCAGGCGCAGATGGTATTACTAAAAAAGGCAAAACTAAGGGTAAAAACCTTGGTGATTCAGGCCCTAAAACGTTAGGCTTACACGGCGGCAAGAAAACTGCGGGCGTAAAGAACGTGGATCTTAAAACAATGGGTCGCGGTCTTGCTAAGATCAAGAACCAAAAAGCAGGCAGAGGTCGATAATGGCTAAATATTCTATGAAAAAAGACGGTAAAGAAGTTGGTTCGGCTGCAGTATATGCAGAGCCACACACCATGTCGGGTAAAAAAATGACTACCGCAAAAGATGCTGTTACTAAGCCAGGCAATGGTGTAGACAGTGTTAATATGTCGGTAGGCGGCTACACCAAGAAGAACGATCGACCAGTTAACAAGAATGGTGAGATGAAACAGCGTGGCTCTGGTTGCGCTACCAAAGGTTTTACCTCTAGAGGACCAATGGCATAATGACGTACACAGAACTTTCGCAGACAATACAGAGCTACGTAGAATCAACAGAGCAACTCTTTGTTGATAATATCCCCGTCTTTGTACAACAGGCTGAGGAGCGCATCTATAACACGGTGCAACTTCCGTCTTTGCGAAAGAACGTTACGGGTACACTATCGGCTGGAAATCAATACATATCCTTACCTAATGATTGGCTTTCCAACTACTCAATAGCAATCATTGACGCGGCAAATAATTATAATTACTTACTTAATAAAGACGTCAACTTCTTACGCGAAGCCTATCCAGCTGCAATACTGGTAAGCGGTGCTTATCAAGGCACTCCTGGTGGTGTACCAAAGTATTACGCGTTATTTGGGTCTCAATACGGTAACGCCAATGAAATGTCTTTAATGGTAGCTCCTACCCCCGATGCTAACTATAACGTAGAGATGCACTATTTCTATTACCCACCGACCATTGTGCAGGGTGTTCTTGCTAGTACAGACAATTTAGTTGGTGGTAGTGCGTATACTGCAGGTACGTACTTGGGCGTTAGTTTAACTGGTGGTAGAGGTACTGGTGCCATAGCTGACATCGTGGTTTCTGGGGGCGCTGTAACTTCAGTCAGTATCCGTAACGGCGGATCTCTATACGTACAGGGGGATGTTCTCAGTGCCCCAGCTTCTGCTATTGGCAATACTGGTTCTGGGTTTAGTGTCGTTGCTGCTACTGTTTCCAACCCTATGGGTACTTCTTGGTTAGGCGATAACTACTCGCCAGTCCTACTGTACGGTTCCATGCGCGAGGCGATCCTGTTCCAAAAGGGTGAGCAAGACCTGGTTGCCTATTATGAAAAACAGTTCCAAGATGCCCTGCAACAACTTAATCGTCTGGGTACTGGTCTGGAGCGTGGTGATAGCTATCGCGACGGCCAAGCAAAAATTAAGGTTAATCCATGATCCAGCAGGGCGCTACTACCGTCTTTAAAACCAACCTCTTAAACGGGGTTGAGAGCTTTACTACGGATACATACAAAATCGCCCTGTACACGGCGCTGGCTGATTTAGGTCCTACGACTACTGTATACACAACGACTAATGAGATTACAGGCACTGGCTATGTGGCTAGTGGTAGGACTCTTACAAACGTTGTCCCAGCTTCAAGTGATGGCGTGGCATTTATCTCGTTTTTAAATGTGACTTGGAACCCAGCGAGCTTTACTGCTAGGGGTGCATTAATCTACAATAGTGCAACTAGTGCTGCTGTAGCTGTATTAGATTTTGGTTCGGATAAAACCGCATCGAATACTTTTACGGTAACTTTCCCAACGGCGACAGCATCTGACGCCATTATTAGACTTTCTTAAGGAGTAATTATGAGCATTGAAAAATCAAACTTTGGTGACAGCGCAAGCGCATCAGTAACCCGTGGCGCAGCCCATGACGAGACTTTGGGTATCCAAGGTTGGTATGACGTCAAGTGCTACGATTCCGAAGGCAATTTAAAATGGGAAGATAAAGCCCCTAACTTGGTAATGGCTGTAGGTAAGCAAGCCCTGTTCGACTTCTACTTTGGCGCTACTGGTTCAGGCGGCGGTACAGCTTCTGGTGCTAACTACCTAGGTCTTTGTGGTGGTACAGCTGTTTACGCAGCTACTGATACTATGGCTTCCCGTGCTTGGACTGAAGTTGGTGGCACAAACGCTCCATCTTATACAGGAAACCGCCAAGCCCCGTCTTGGTCAGCCGCTACTTCTACAGGCACATCACCATCAAACGTAACTACTAAAACGTCTACTGCGTTAACTTTTGCAATGACAAGTGCTGGTACTGTTAATGGCTGCTTTATTAACGGCGGCGCGTCTGCTTCTGCTACTAAAGATACGACTACAGGTGTTTTGTATTCCGCTGGTAACTTTACTGGTGGTTCAAAGACTGTAGCTAACGGCGACTCTTTAGCCGTTACTTACTCTACAACTGCCACGTCTTAATTAGAAGTTTATGATGGGTATAGCTAGCTTAGTTGTTGGCTATACCTACACGGGCTAAATAATGGCAACTAGATACTGGAGGGGCGGCACAGGTTCTTGGACTACAACTAACACAGCTAACTGGTCTGACACATCTGGCGGCGGTGGCGGAGCATCTGTACCTACTGCTTCTGATGATGTAATTTTTGATGTTAATTCATCTACGGGAAGCTACAGTGTAACTTTTAATAGTTCCGTTTGCTTGTCGTTTACAGCAGGGCCTAGCACGGGAAATTTTAATATTGTAAGTGGGGCTGTTACAGTAAACGGAAATTGTTCAATTACGGGAAATACTGCTTCCTTTGGCACTGGCGTTACATTTAATGTATACGGCAACTTTAATTACACAGGTTCTTTGGCGTTAAGAGGTACTGTTAATATGTTGAGTACCACCACAGGGAAAACATTTAACAATACAACAGCAGGTTCAATAGCAACATTAGTTTTTAATGGTGTAGGTGGCGGCTGGACAATGTCCGGAATTTGGGCTGGAGAAGTCACGCTTTCCGCTGGAACACTAGATTTAGGGAGCACTGTTATTACGTATGCGGGTACCAACAATTTCCCTTCCTTCACCGTTAGTAATAACGCAAACACAAAAGTACTAAATTTAAACGCTGCTTCAATAACAGCAAGAACTTTTAATTTTCCTAATAACTCTTCAAGCACTACAGTTATTGCAGGCACGTCCACGTTAAGCATGTATTCATCTACTACTATACTTTCAAACGGAACATTTAATAATAGTGGAAATTTTACATTTAATAACTTTGTAGTTTCACCAACAATCGCGTCAAGCCCAAATATTTTTTTTACAGGAAATAGTACATTTAATAATTTTACAATTAATGCCCCAACATCAGATTATCAATTTTATTGTAATGTACTAGATTCAATAACAATTAACGGAACTTTTACAGTAACAGGCGGAACGTACACCCGAAGAGTTGCGTTTATACCTTCTATTTCTAGCGGCCCAGCTCCAGTTACCAGCGCAAGTATTTCTGCTGCAAATACATCTTTAAGTTACGTTGATTTTTATGGAATTAACGCCAGCGGAGCAGCAGCTCCGTTTTCGGGCACAAGTGTTGGAGATGCGGGTGGTAATACTAGCATTAACGGAACTACAGCAAAAACAGTTTATTGGAATTTACTTGCTGGTGGAAACTATAATGCTAATGCGTACGCTACATCGTCTGGAGGGGCAGTATCACTAGCTAATTTTCCGTTGCCGCAAGATACATTAATTATTGATAATGCGGGGCTAAATAGTGGCGCAGGTATACGTTTTGATGTTGGTCTTTTTATGATAACAAACCTACTATCTACCAGAACAATTGATTGGGTTCCTACTTTTAACGGTTCACGTTTTTTTGGTAATATAACAATCCCAGCTCCAGCTGGTGTATTTGCCTCTAGTCAAAGTTTTTATGGATTTAACAAAACAATTGTAGTAGGTTCTACTATAAATGGTTCTAGCACTTTTATTACCACGGGAACAATAACATTTAGTGCCTCGTCATTTCAAACCATTATTATTAGTGGGGGAACTTGTGTTTTAGGTAATAATACCCTATGCACTACACGAGTCAGTTTAACTAAAGGTACTTTAAATCTAAATAATTTTCTTCTTGAAATAACAAGTAGTACAACACCTGCTTTTTCCTCCGACAACAGCAACACACGTTCAATTGCGTTTGGGAGCTCTGGTGTAATAAGGATAAACAGCGGGACAAATAACGG